TGGATAAGTATAAAGAAGAATATGCTAGCTATTGGGTTGAAAAAATGGGTGGGTTAGATTTTACATTAACCGAATCACCTTCAATGGATTCTGACGAAGATTAAAAAAAATCATAATTTTTATACTTTTACTAAACTTTAGACTATTTATTAATATATGGGAAGAAAAAAAATTGACGACGAGAAAAAAAAGGTTAAAATTGGGATTTCAATTGATCCCGAACTACCTGGTTATTTTAAGGATAGAGCAATCAACATTTCTTCCCTTATTAATAAACTGTTAAAAGAATATGTGGAAAATGGAGGAAAACAGATGCCATTGTAAAGAAGCTGGAAAGTGGAATCAACCTTGTTATATTAACTGTAAAGAATGTGGAAAAATTATTAACTTTAGACGAAGGTATTCATATAATTCAGCGTTAAAAAGATCTAAAAATCCTGGAGTATGTTCTTCTTGTGTGAAGAAGGGGGATAAAAATCCATTTTTCGGTAGAAAACATACAAAAGAATCTATGGAAAAAATGATTGAAACTTCGAACAATAGTGAAAAACGGAAACAATATTATGAAAAAATTAGATCCGAGGAGTACCGTAAATTTTTGAGTGATTGGATGAAAGAAAATTCACCAATGAAGGGTAAACATTGTTATACTATATGGATTGAGAAGTTCGGTCAGGAAGAGGCGGATAAGATGTATGTTGAATATCGTAAAAAGATTGGTATAGCGGTTAGTGGGGAAAAGAACTACTGGTATGGTAAAACCCCTCCTTATGGTTCGGGGAATGGTTGGAGTGGATGGTATAAGGGTTGGTACTTTAGGAGTTTGTTGGAATTATCATATATGGTTAATGTTATTGAAAAATATAATATTAACTGGAAGAATGGTGAATCTAATGAATATCGTATGACTTATGAATACCAGGGGAAGACTAGCAATTATGTACCCGACTTCATACTGGAAGATAAGTATATGATTGAATGTAAACCGAAGAATCTATGGGGTTCAGACAAGGTTGAAACAAAACGTTTAGCTGCTGAAATTTTTTGTCGTGAAAAGGGGTTAATATATAAAATCCGTGAAGTACCTAGAATAACGGACGATGAAGTTTATGAATTATATATCAACGGAATTATCACCTGGACTGAACGATACGAGGAGAAGTTTTTGAATCGTTATAATAAAATCAACCCCACCGACAATCCATCCGATACCAACAACACCAACAACAATCCCCCTCAATAAAAATAATTAACACTATCCCCTTAAAAACGTTTGATTTTTTAAGGGGATTCCCTTATATTAGAATCATGAATGTATTAAGTTTGTTTGATGGTATTAGTTGTGGTCAGATTGCGTTAAATCGGTCTGGAATTAAATATGATAACTATTACGCATCGGAAATTGACAAACATGCGATATCTGTTGTTCAACATAATTATCCAAACACAATTCAACTGGGGGACGTTAAGAAGTGGGGAGAATGGGATATTGACTTTTCAACGATTGATTTAATATTGGCGGGATTTCCTTGTCAAAGTTGGTCAATTGCCGGTAAGATGGGTGGGGCAACAGATCCTAGAGGTCAATTAATGTTTGATATGATGGATGTATATAATCATGTTAAATCGTTTAACCCCAACGTTAAATTCTTATTTGAGAATGTTAGGATGAAGAAGGAATTCCAGGGATATGTTGATGAAGTTATTGGTGTTAAATCAATATTCATTAATTCTCAACTATTAGCGGCACAGAATAGGAATAGACAATATTGGACAAACATTGAGGGAGTTGAAATACCGGAGGATAAAAACATTTGTTTAAGTGATATATTGGAAGATGATGTAAACGATGGGGAGGATGTTGTCTTCAAGGATTGTGAATATATTACATATGGAAAAAATGGGAAGAAGGTTAGATTAACAAATGATATTCAACCCCCCTATACGATATATGAAACTAGGACTGAATTTGGTAAACAGGAACGCACTAGACTACGTAAATTGTTGGGTCGTGATACAACACCTAGGACGAAGGAACATAAGGAGTATATCCCTCTAAAAACGAACAAATCCAATTGTTTATTAACTTCAAGGAATGATTTGGATTATATTGTTGATAAGAATTATAAGTTCAGATCATATACGATGGTTGAGTTATGTAGACTACAGAATGTTCCGGAGGATTATTTTGATGGTACTGGTGTATCGGATATACAAAAAAGGAAGATGATTGGAAATGGGTGGACAGTTAATGTTATTTCCCATATTTTTGATGGATTAAAGTAAAAAATTTATTATATTTGTACTATTGTTGAACCAAGTAATAAAAATTAAATGGGTAGAAACTCAAAAGTGAAAACTTTATTAATTGATGGTGAAAATCTATTTAAGATCGGATTATTTGGTGTTAAGGATTATTATCACAATGAAAAACATGTTGGTGCCATATGGCATTTCTTAAATACAATACAAAAATTTATTGAAGAACATAATTTGGATAAGGTTATGGTATTTTGGGATGGTGACGAGAATCGTTCATCCCGAAGACTAATATACCCCCAATATAAGTTAAATCGTCGTGAACGTGTTCGAACATATGACCAGGAGTCGTATGATTATCAACGTCAACGTATTAAACAGTATATGGAGGAGTTATTTGTTCGTCAGGTGGAGGTGGATGGTAATGAAGCGGACGATTTAATTGCCCATTATTGTCGTATTTCAATGGATGAAGAAAAGATTATTTATTCTGGTGATGTTGATTTAACCCAACTTATTTCGGAAGATGTATCGGTATATAGTCCGATCTTAAAGACTATGTATAAGGTTGGTGATAAGGTAAAGATTGATAAAATATATATTCCCCACTATAACATATTAACCTATAAGATATTATCTGGTGATAAGTCGGATAACATTGATGGTATCTATTATTTGGGGGAAAAGAATATTCTTAAGTTATTTCCCGAAATACTTGATACAAGAATAACAATTAACGATATTTTGGATAAGGCCAATAAGTTAATATTGGAAGATGAAAAAAATAATTCATTGAAGAATTTGTTGTCAGGTAAAACAAAAAGTGGTATATTTGGTGAAGAATTCTTTAAGACGAGTAATAAGATAATTGATTTGTTTAACCCTTTAATTTCAGAAGATGGAAAAAATGTTGTAGAAATGTATTATAAAGAGTTCTTGGATCCAGATGGTAGGGGATACAAGAACGCCATGAAAATGATGATGGAAGATGGATTATTTAAGTACCTACCCAAAAGAGATAACGCGTGGGTTGAGTTTCTAAAACCATTCTTAAAGTTAACCCGCAAAGAAAAAAGAAAATTTAATAATTAAAAATTTATGAAAGAGCAAGAGATTACAAAATTGGAGTTTTTGATGAACATCAACGAAAACATTATCGTACAACGTTTTTTTAACGTTAGGGATTTTAATCCTAAGGCGAAGAATTCAATGAATTTGTATGAATTGATTAATGACTTCAAACGTGATTTGGAACGTCAATTGAGAATTAAGACTGTAACATATATGTTGGATCACCAATATGAAATTAACAATGACCCAACGATTATGGATACATCAAAGACCGATGGACCGGAACATATTAGAATCACAATTAAAATGAATGAAAACGTTTTATTTGTTAGAGAAATTGACGCAAAAGTATATCCTCCGAAGGTTAGATATACAGTTGATGTTAGACCACACTTAAAGGATTTATTGTTAAATTTAACGGATGTTTTTTCTTCCGAAGAATTAACTGTGGATTACTTGGATAAAGTATTGGTTAAGTAATATTTATTAAAATAAAGGAGTAGATTGAACGATGAGTAAGAATAAAAATTTTGAATATTTGGGTAGTGGATTTCAGCTACAACTATTGAATCAATTGGTAGTTGATAAGGATTTCGCTAGAACGATAATTGATGTTATTGACGTGAATTATTTTGAAAACAAGTATTTCAAGTTGATTCTTCAGATGATCAAGGAATATCATTCCAAATACGAGAATGTACCGAATTACGATACATTAAAACAAATCACGTTATCGGAAATCACGCAAGAAAGTGCTTCCAAATTGATTATTGATACCATTAAGAAAATTCAAGAATCACCAGTCGATGGACAAGAATTTGTTCAAGAAAAAGCCTTGAAATTCTGTAAACAACAAGAATTGCAAAAGGTGATGGTTAAAGCCCAAAAGATTATTGATGGGGGTGAATTCGAGAATTATGATAAGGTGGAACAACTGGTTCGTGATGCCCTCCAGGTGGGACAACATGATAACGATATGATGGATGTTTTCTCCGATCTTGATGAAGTATTGGAGGAAGATTATCGTCACCCAATCCCGATGGGGATACCTGGTATTGATCGTTTATTAAAGGGGGGTTTGGCCAAGGGTGAAATTGGATTAATTCTTGCTCCGACCGGTGTTGGGAAGGAACATGGTGTTTCTGAACCATTATTAACACCATCTGGTTGGACAACAATGGGGGAAATCAATATTGGTGAAAAGGTTATCGGTAGTGACGGTAAGGAACAGTATGTATTGGGAAAATATCCACAAGGAGTAAAACCGATTTATAAGGTTGAATTTACGGATAATACGTTTGTGAATTGTGGACTTGAACATTTATGGACAGTGAAGGAAAATAATTCAAAAGAATTTGTTGTGTTAACAGCAAATAATATCATGGATGGTTTAAACCGGGGAAATGTATATCAACTACCAATGGTTAAACCGGTTGAATTTCAATCCCAAGATGTTGATGATTCATATGAATTTGGTTTATCATTATATGATGGGGACGTTATCACTGAAGAAATAACAATAACACAATGTTCAAAATATATCTATAACACGATTAATGTTCGTTTGAACTTCTTAAGGGGATTGTTTGATTCATTGGCGACCATGAATGATGAAGGATATATTATTTGTGAAAAAAATGATGGTAATAAAACTGTTATTAGAGAATTAGTGTTATCTTTAGGGGGTATAATTGAAGATATGGGGGATACTTTTAGAATAACATTTACAACTGGTTTAATTCCGTTTGGTGTGTTAAATAAGGTTAACAAATATCTTGAAGCTAATAAACCAGTACAACAAAAATACGTTAAGTCGATCACTTATTCCCACGATGAAGAAGCGGTGTGTATCAAGGTATCCAATCCGGATGAATTATATGTGTCCAGGGACTACGTTTTAACACACAACACCACAATGTTAACAAAAATCGCTAATAGTGGATTTAATATGGGTTATAATGTGTTACAAATATTTTTTGAGGATAACAAAAAGATTATTCAACGTAAACATTATACATTATGGACAAAAATACATCCGGACGAATTAACAAATAGGAAGGAAGATGTATTCAAAAGGGTTAGAGAAATTGAATCAACAATGGACAACAAGTTGATCTTATGTAAAATGCCTTCGGATAATATCACCATGTCCCATATTAAAAATAAAATACGAAAAATGATGGCGGATGGTATTAATATTGATATGGTTGTTTTGGATTATATTGATTGTATATTACCGGATAAAAGTATTGAAAATGAATGGAAGGCTGAAGGTGCGGTTATGCGAGCGTTTGAGTCAATGTGTTATGAACTTGACCTGGTGGGGTGGACGGCCGTACAAGGTTCAAAATCATCACTGTCAGCAGAAGTGGTAACCACCGACCAAATGGGGGGTTCAGTAAAGAAGGCACAAGTTGGACACGTTATCATATCTATTGCAAGGACTTTACCCCAAAAGGAAATGAAGTTGGCAACAATGGCAATAACAAAATCCAGGATTGGTGATGATGGTATTGTGTTTGAAAATTGTAAGTTTGACAACGGAATGCTGGATATTGATACAGATACCTCAACGACGTTTTTGGGTCATGAAGAAAAACAGGAACAACGAAATAAGGATCGCATTAGAGAATTAATGGATAAACGAAAAGAAAAACAAAAAACAGAATAAATTATGGAAAAAATTTTAACAGAAAATCCAAATCGTTTTGTAATATTTCCAATTCAATACAATGATATTTGGGAGTATTACCAACAACACCAGGCAGCATTCTGGACGGCGGAAGAAATTGATTTAACGGATGATATTCGTGATTGGCCAAATTTGTCGGAGAATGAACAATATTTCATTAAGAATATATTATCATTTTTCGCGGCATCGGATGGTATTGTTAATGAAAACTTAGCTGAAAATTTCTTAAAGGAGGTACAATACCCTGAAGCGAAGTTTTTCTATGGTTTTCAGTTAGCAATGGAAAATATCCACTCGTTGATGTATTCTCTATTGATTGATACTTATATAAGTAATCCGAACGAGAAGGACGAATGTTTTAACGCGATTGAACGACTACCAGCGGTACAGAAGAAGGCTAATTGGGCGTTGAATTGGATTAAAGATTCAACATTCCAGGAACGTCTTGTTGCGTTCGCGGCTGTGGAGGGGATATTTTTCTCCGGGTCGTTTTGTTCGATATTTTGGTTAAAATCAAGAGGTGTAATGCGTGGACTTTGTGATGCAAATGCCTTAATATTTAAGGACGAGAATCTTCACTGTGATTTTGCGATTCATTTATTGAATAACCATATTGAGAATAAACCGAGTGAAAAACGAATTAAAGAAATATTGTTGTCCGCATTGGAAATTGAAAAAGAGTTTATCACCGAGTCATTACCAGTGTCAATGATCGGTATGAACCAGAATTTAATGAAACAATATTTGGAGTTCGTTGTTGATGGTTTATTGGTTAAACTTGGGTGTTCAAA